TTCAAAAAGGAGAATTTTATTGTGATAACGGCAAAATAGTAATTGAAAGTAATAATCATTTATATGATGTAGTTGATAAGGTATTTAATGAAAATGAATTATTTGAATGGAAGCAGCTACTAGATTTAGAAGTTAAACGTTATAAAACATTAACCAAATATGAATAATATGCCAACAACCGCTACTTGGTCTTACCAAGGAAAGGTTATAACATCAATAGACGATATGCCAGAAGGTACTTACGGATTTATATATGAAGTAAGATATAAACCTACTGATGTAAGATATATAGGAAAAAAAGTACTGTACTTTGAAAGAAATAAAAGGCTTGGTAAAAGAGCGTTGGAGCGTTTAAGAGAAGAAAGAGTTAAAAACGGAATAAAAGGACGTGTACCTATTAAGCAAAAAATTATTACTGAATCCGATTGGAAAGAGTACTACGGTTCTCAAAAAGAAATTATTGCATTAGTAAAAAAAGATAATGCTCAAGAAAATTGGGAAAAGAGAATTTTAGAGTTTGTACCTAATAAAAAGCTATTAACTTATTATGAGACAAAGCACCTATTTATTAATAACGTACTAGAGGACAATTATAGTGCTCATATAAACGATAATATATTAGGTAAATTTTACCGAAAAGATTTTATTGATGAAATTAAGTGATATTATTCTTAAAGAAGAGTTAAATGTAGCAAGAAGAAAGTTAGAACAACTTGCTCAAAATATAGGGTTTGAAGAGTTTGCAAAAGTAATTCTTAGTCTTGCTGATGAAAATATTTTAGATGATATAGTAGATGCTATGAACTTCTCTGATGATGATAACACTTCTTATTATAACCCAGACGTATTAAGAGAAGAATATAAAGTTGCAGGAAGAAAAGTTAAAATGAATAAAGGTAAAAAATCTGACGGTACAGATTGGTCAGTAACTTTTCCAAACGGTAAATCAACTTCTTTAGCTAGTGTACTAGCTCTTATAGAACCTAAACCAGAGTTAACTAAAGAAGAAAATAGATATAATGAAGGAGGGTATGAAGAAGGAGAAATAAAGTTAATGGGTGATTTAATTTTACCAATAGATAAACAAATAGTACTTCAAGCAGAAGAAGATAAATATAACCGAGGCTTACTTGTAACTAATAATAAAGATAAAAGTTACGATATAGCATATTGGGCTGATACGTTCGAGCCATATCCTATAGAAGTAGAGATAGATGGTAAATCAGTCGCTAAAGAAGCTAAGGTTATAAAATTATTATTTCACCCTGAAATGGATTAATATGATACAGATAAAAGAACTTATAGGACTACCTTCATTGCAATACCATATAGACAACGGTCTTACCTTATCAGAGAACGTCTATCGTTATTCTTCTGAAGAGTTTATTAACTTATTCAAAGAGGCTAGAGCAGCGCATAGCGACGGTAAAATCCAGTTAAATGAACAGGATAAAGCTTTATTAGAGACTACTGATATTGGTGAATATGGAGATTATAACGGAATGATGGTTCCTTTAGATTTACCTATGATTGCAACCGGTAAAGATCCTTTATTTGAAATAGGAGCTCTTATAGATGAAATGATAGAAGACGTTAATTTAATAGATGAAGCTTCCTCTATAAATGAAATGATAGATTTTGATTTAGTAAAAGAGTTAGTAGAGTCTATGGGATGTTCTATCAACATGGATAGATTTAGAAAAGGAGTTGATATTCAAAATGAAACTTTTGATTATGACGGCTTCTCTCTTTTAAAAGCATCTGTTGATTATATTTCTGAAGCAGAGTATAGAGGTAAAAAAGTTCAACTTAATAAACCTAAAAGAGGTGGAAGTAAAAAGTTTTACGTTTACGTCAAATCTAAAAAAGGTAATGTAAAAAAAGTATCATTTGGAGATACTGGACTATCTGTTAAATTAAAACAAAAAGGAGCAAGAGCATCATTTGCAGCTAGACATAAATGTGCTCAGAAAAAAGATAAGACTAAACCAGGATACTGGTCATGTAATATTGGCCGTTATTGGAAGTCACTAGGAGGTTCATCGAACTTCTCAGGTTATTGGTAAAATTATTTATGGAGAGAAATCAAGAAAACGGAAATACCCAACTAAATCAATTACGTAACGAATTCAACAACCGCCTGATAGATAAATTCTATATGGGTAAAGGTAAGAGAACTACCTGGAACGTAAGAAGAAGATTTAGAACTATTTAATAAGTTATGATTGCTGCTTATGAGCAAAATAAAACCGTACCAGGATCAAAAAAAAGATGGTTATATAATTAGAGAATTTAAATCATCTATTTCTGAAAGAAGATTAATGTGGCATAGAGATAAATGTGACCGCATAATAGAACCTATTCATACTACTGATTGGAAATTTCAATACGATAATCAGGTACCTATACCACTTTCAAAGCTATTTATACCAAAGGAAACATATCATCGTATCATAAAAGGTACTGGTGATTTAACTTTAAAGATAAAAGAATTATGAATTGTGATTGTAAAGAATGTACATGTAAAGAGTGCAATTGTAACTGCGGCTGTGGCTGTTAATTAGTATGGCAGGAAGAAGTTATTTAGGTGGCGCTTTTATAAAAGTAAAAAAGAAGAGACCAGGAGTACACGCAAAAACAAAACATTCAAAAAGTAAAGCTAGTAGAAACTACGTTAAACAATATAGAGGACAAGGTAGATGAAATTAAGAAATATCATATTTACAGAAGGACTTAAAATGAGTCATTCATTTATTAACGGTAAAAAAATCGTTTCTAAATATCAAGGTGAGTCTGATAAGTTAGATGATATTCTTAAATTAGTAAGTAATCTACCAAGTACTGTTGAATCACTTAAGTACCCTATCGAAGCAGGATACTTTAATCCTAAGGATAAAGAAGTTAAACCTCCATTTGATATAAACGAAATAAAAGATGATTTATTAAAAGTTATACAAGAGTATAAAGATAGATTAGAAGAAGACGTTTATGAATTTGAGTTACGCTCATACTATGGTGTAATGGGAAAAGAAGAGACAGCACCCTACTATATTGTTTTAAGAACCAAAGGATCAGATCAATTCGGTAAAGATATGGCCTCTGGTAAATACGGACCATTAGATTAATGTATTATGAAGCTAGCAAAAGTCATATTAGAAGGACCTTTAGAGTATGACCCAGATTTCAATAAAGAGGTAGATAAGATAAAAGATCGAGGAGGAGTTTATATTGGATCAGGAGATTACGGTTCTGTATTTTTATATGATGGTAAAGCAGTTAAAGTTACTACAGACGAAATAGAATTAGATCATGCTGAAATATTAGAAGGTAAAAAAACTAATAATTTTGTTTATATTTTTAAAGTTGAAAGGTTACAACCTAAATTAGGTATTATTTCTATGGCAGTTATGTCTCCACTTAAAAGTGATATTCCGGAAGAGTTTTACGATAATCTTGAGAAAGAAGCTAAAAATTTAGGAATAGATCCTGAAGAATTAGATATTAGACCTGAAAACTTTGGTCAAGATCCTAAGACAGGTAAAATAAAAATGTTAGACGTATAGTTGCCTTTCTGCATTTTTTTTCTTATATTATATATTAAGTTACGGATATACTATGGATTATTCTTTCCTATTAGGTTCAGTTGAAAACTTACTGGGCAAAAGTCAGAAGAAAGCTAGAGAAAATCATGCCTTTCATTGCCCTTTTTGTAATCATCATAAACCTAAACTAGAAATAAACTTTGCTACTAATGAAAAAGGTGAAAATCCTTGGGAATGCTGGGTATGTAATACAAGAGGTAGAACTATACGTTCTTTATTATACCAGCTTAAAACTCCTAAAGACCAAGCTAGAGAAGTACTAAAGTATGTTAAGAAAGGAGATATTTATGAATATAAGCATATTGGAGCTGTTGAACTTCCTAAAAACTTTCAATTAATTTACGAAGCCTCTCCTACTTCTATTATTGCTAATAACGTTAAAAAATACTTATATGAACGAGGCCTTACCGACAATGATTTTATTAAATACGGTATTGGATACTGCACAAGTGGAGAATATGGAGGACGAATTATTATCCCAAGTTATTCTGCATCCAATCAGCTCAACTATTTTGTTGCGAGAAGCTATGATGGCAACTATTATAAGTACAAGAACCCCGAAACTTCCAAAGATATAATTTTCTTCGAAAATCTTATTAACTGGAATCAACCTATTATTATTTGCGAAGGCGTATTCGATGCTATTGCTATTCGTAGAAATGCTATACCGATCTTGGGTAAATCTATTTCTAAAGCCTTACTTAAACAAATTATACAAAGTGATGTAGAAGATATCTATATTGCTTTAGACCAAGATGCAATCAAGAAAGCTCTAGAGTACTGTGAGCAGTTTTTAAATATAGGAAAACAAGTTTACTTAGTAGACTTAAAAGAAAAAGATCCGAGCGATATGGGATTCCTAGCCTTTACTCGCCACATTCAACAAGCACAAGAACTGGACTTGACAAGTCTTATGCGATTTAAATTAAAATCAGTATGATTAAACAAGGTACAGATGTATTAAAACAACACGGCAAAAATAGATTAAATTTTAATGCCGAACTAAAAAGAATAGACTTTCTTGATAGAAGAGTTTATAAGAGATCGGACGGAGTATACTACCCATCCGTAACCACTATACTCCAGTACATGCCCAAGAATCACTTCTTCGAAAATTGGTTGAAGGATGTTGGGCATAACGCCGATCTTATAAGAAGCAAAGCAGGTAAAGAAGGAACTCAAGTTCATGATGCAGCTGAACGTTTGATATTAGGTGAAGAAATATCTTGGATGGACGATTACGGTAAAGCAAGATATAGTCAAATAGTTTGGGAAATGATTCTAAGATTTCATGAATTCTGGACTAACGCTAAACCAGAGCTTATCTCTACTGAAGAGTTTGTATTTTCAGATAAATTTAAGTATGCAGGTACTGCTGACCTATTAGTTAAAATGAATAACGAAACTTGGTTAATAGATTTAAAAACTTCTAATGCATTACATAAATCTTATGATTTACAGTTAGCTGCTTATGCTAAAGCTATAGAAGAGAAAAAAGGTATTAAAGTAGATAAAACTGCTATACTTTGGTTAAAAGCTCATACTAGAGGCTTTTCTAAAAAGAAAGGAGTATGGCAAGGAAAAGGATGGCAACTAAAAGAAATTAATGATATTGATAATAATTTTGAATTATTTCAAACTATCTACAAACTTTATTCTTTAGAGAACCCTACAGTTGAACCTATTTATAATAGTTACCCAACAACGTTAAAAATAGATAATGAATAAATTGAAAGGAAATTATATAGAAGCATTTGTTAAACTTTTTTTAGTCTTAGTTACTCTTGTAGTAATGACAAGCTGTACTACCTATAGACTATCTACTTTATATCATGACCCTATATATGATACCGAATTTATTATCCCAGTAGCTGATGGAACTAAAATAGATACATTAGATTCATTTAGAGATTTAAAATGGAAACTAAAAACTGATTTTAGATTTAGATACGATTTTGCTACGTATGCTACTAATCAACCTTACAGTTGGTATTTTTCAAATCGTTTATTTAGTAATTATTATTGGAGTCCTTTTAACTCGTTTGATATATACTTCAATAGACATAATTTCTGGTATGATTGGGCTTTTAACTATCCTTATGATTATGGTTGGAGCTGGAATAGATGGAACTACAGATGGGGCTATCATTATTACTGGCATAGACCTTATCACCATTGGAATAATTGGTATTTAGGTCCATGGCAAAATCCTTCTTATAATGTAATATGGAATAGTAGTAGAAATAATACTAATGTAGCATATGTTTATGGAAGAAGAGGAAGTAGAAATATGTTAAATAATAATATTGTTATTCCTGATAATAGCAATATACAAAATAATATTATTACGAGGTATAATAAACCAAGAAAAGTTAACAATAGTAACTTAGATAATATAGTTAACGAATTCCGTAATAATAATTTAAGAGTAAGAGTATATAATAACCCTAATAACTTTGAGAATGATCAAATTAACAGAAATAATATTAGAACAAACTGGTCGACCCAAAGCAATAATAATGGCAGGGGGAGCTGGAGCAGGCAAGTCGTACCTTCTAGGTCAACTGTCACTCCAATCTCTACCCCAGTTCAATCCAGACAAGTACGTGGAGGATCCGGATCATCCGTTTCACAACAATCTAGGAGCAGCGTCTCGTCAGGTGGACAAGGACGTGGAAGCTGCAGCAGATGCTAAAGGTAGTTTTGTTTGGGATACTACTGCATCGGGTAAAAAGTTTGATCAGAATCTAGATAAGCTTCTAGATAAAGGTTATGACGTATATGTTGTTTACGTCTATACTCATCCTATGATTTCTTATATAAGTAATTTCCAAAGAGAAAGAAACATACCTGGCTCTTCAGTTTTTGCAACTTGGAGAAATTCTTACCAAAAAATAAAAGAGCTGAAAAAGAAAACTAATAATAATCTTTCTATTTTTGTAAATGATAGAGGAGGTAAATACGCTAAAGAAATTAATGCATTCAATACTGCAGCTAAAAATGGACCTTCTGGTATAAAAGATTATTTAGAAAGATATAATGAAAAAAATAATATAGGAGGTTCTAGCTTTTTTAAACCTGTTGAAATGAATAAAGCTGAAGAAGATGAATTTAATAAAGCTGTAGCTAATGTAGATTATGATAAATCTAATAGATCAGAAGATAAAGCAGTTAAAAATGCTTTCTTAAAAGTTTATAGAAAAAGCGGTACTATACCAGGAGATGATCAATTAAAAGATGCAATTAAAAAATATAGAGAAAACAAAGCTAAAAGCGATGAAAGAAATAGAGACGTTTTAGATAATATAGCTAAAATGTTATTTGATCCTGACTTTCAAGAATTATTACAACATTCTTCTCCTAATGAGATAGATCAAAAAATACAAAACTTTTTATAATGTCAGTAGCACTATATCCAGGAGCATTTAAACCACCTCATAAAGGTCATTTTCAAGTAGTAAAAAGTTTACTTGACGGATCTTATAATGGCAAAGCTTATGGTATAGATGATTTTGTAAAAGTAGGAGACGAAATATTACAAAATAAAATTGACATTAAACCTAAAATAGATAAGGTAATAGTATTTCCAGGAGGTGGAGAAAGAAATGGAATAACTAAAGATGAGTCTATAAGAATATGGCAAATATATTCTAAATATTTACCTGGTTTAGAAGTATTAGATGGAGAAAAAAATCCTATGTTTGCTGCAAAAGATTATGCTAAAGCTAATCCAAAAGTTGATTTTTATGGAGTTACCGGCATAAGAGGAGGTGAAGATGTAGTAGATTTAAAAAGAGTTACTACTTATAAAAATACTCCTAACGTAAAAGGATTAGCAATATCTAACCCAGGTTTTATGCAAAGAGCTAGTGAATTAAGAAAAATAGCTTTAACTGGTAATTTAGATGATTTAAGAGACTATTTTCCTTCGCAGTTAAAAAGAGAAGAATTATTCGATATAGTAAGTATGCTTAAAGACAGTATCGTTTCTGAAAGAATGTTTAATACCATGGATAGCTTTATCAATGAGTGGTTAGATAATATAGGAGATACAAGATTAACCGAAGCATCCTCAGGGACTGCAATACAACCTAAATCTTCTCTACGTTCAGAAGATAGAGCAAAACTTGTAATATTATATAACTATTTGTATAACCTAACTTCAAGATTATATCATACTATAGAACTTAAAGGAGATAAAGTACAAGTAGGATTAAAAGAATTAGAAGATAATAAATCTCCTTATTTACCTTATATTGGTAGTTTATTAGAATATATGTTAGAAGAAAAAATGAATATAACTCCTTTACCTGAAGTAAAAATAAGAAGAGATATAACTGAAGCATCTAACTTTTTTGGTAAAACTGCTCATTATAATCCTGGTACTAATGAAATAGTTCTTTATGTTGAAGGGAGACATCCTAAAGATGTAGTAAGATCATTTTCTCATGAAATGATTCATCATATGCAAAACCTAGATGGTAGATTAGGTAATATAGGCACTACCGATACAAATGAAGATAGCTCATTATTAGAATTAGAAAAAGAAGCTTATTTACTAGGTAATATCACTTTCAGAAACTGGGAAGATAAAATTAAAAACGATAATAAAGAAATGGTTAACGAAATAATAACCAAACCAGTAGATAATAATATAAAAGAAATATCTCAAGATTATTTTGGATTAAAAGATTTCGTAAGTGAAGTAGCTAAAGGTATTATTAATGAAGGTAAGTATGATAGAATAGTTACTTATTTAACTAATAAGTCTATTGAAGCAGTTAAAAATGCATTGACTAAAAAACTTCACTTTTATAAAGAAAATCATTTCGGTGACCCTAATACGGAAGATGCTAGAGTTACTATGAAGAAAACAGTAGATGAAGTCTACCCAATATTAATTATGTCTATTCCTGAAGATATAGATAAAAAGTTTCAAAAAGAAACTGATTTAGAGTTTGATTATGATATGAAAGCTATCTTTGTAAAAGGTAGTAACTCTATAATGAGAGATGGAGGAGCTTATAAAGGAGGTTTTGATGGTGATGAATATGAAACTCCTAAAATTGAATTAGAGTTTGTATTAGATCCGTACAACTTTCCAAGAGACTTCGAAGAACTATCAGCTCAAATATCAGATGTATTAAGACATGAAATAGAACATTTAACTCAAGCAGGAGGTAATGTAAGAGGAAAAACTTTTGGTAAAGATTCAATGTTTGGAGGTAAATTTGGTACTGAAGATGAAATGAGATTTAGAACTAAAATAGCTAGAGGAGTAGTAAAAAATGGAGTAAGCTATTTAACCTTGCCATCTGAAATAGATGCTAATATTCAAGGTTTATATCTAACTGCCAAAAAACAAAGAAGACCTTTTAAAGATGTAGTTGATCAATATTTGTATCAATTTACTGATCAATATGATAGTGAGGGTAAACCTTACTTAACTAAACAAGACGTAGAAGACGTAAAAAAAGTATGGGCATTAAGATTGCCTGCATTAGGAATAAAACAACGGTTATGAAAAAAAGTATAGTAGATTTATTAGAAGCTTATCCGCTTCCAGAACAAAAAGAAAAACCACCTTATCAAATATATTGTGATATGGATGGAGTATTAACAGACTTTGAAGGTAGATTCGATCATTTTACTGGTATGAATCCACAAGAGTATGAAAGAGAGCATGGCACACCTGCTTTCTGGGATCTTATAGATAATAAAATAGGAGTAAGATTCTGGGTAGGTATGGGTTGGATGCCTCAAGGTAAAGCGTTATGGGATTTTATTAAACCTTATCAACCTCATTTATTAACCTCTCCTTCTAGAAATGATACTTCTAGATTAGGTAAAAATTTATGGAGTAGGAATAATTTAGACCCTAAACCTAAAGTTATATTTGCATATTCAGCTGATAAACAAAGATATGCAAACGATAAAAGTATATTAATAGACGATAAAAAATCAAATATAAATGAATGGAAAGCTGCAGGCGGTATTGCATTTAGAGTAAAAAATGGAGATATTGGACCAGCTTTAGCAGGATTAAAAGAACTTGGTTATGAGTAAAGACTCTTTATTAAAAAAAGAATTTAAACAGAGTGACGTCCAAAGAGCAAGAAATTTAATAAACAAAGATTTTACTAAAAAAACTAAATTTCAAGTAGGATATCAAAAAAAGTTTAATCATCATGAAGAAGGAGATATCTGGGAGGAAAATGGTAAATCCTGGACTATCAAAAATGGTATTAAACAAAATATTACTAAATTAGATGCTGCTAAAAAAGCAATAAGAGTTCCTCTATGTTGTCCTAAATGTGGCGGTACTATGAAGCATCCTCTTGCTAAAAAAATGTATAAAATTCATGGTTTTTGCTTTGATCCTTGTACTGTAGAATTCGAACACGAATTAAAAGAAGCTGGTTTATACGACCAATATGAAAAAAGAATGATGAACGGTAGTATGGCAGCTTTTGGTAAAGATATAGAGCAGTGGACTTTTGAATTTATAGAGCAAGAAAGTAGTTTTGTAACCGAGCAAGGTGACATAGAAAAATGGAAAAGTAGTGATTCTAAGTTTAAGGAAAGAATTTTAAGTAATCTCAAGGGTTATTTAAAAGAGCTCAACAAGCGTATTACTTAATCCAGATATATTTATAGTTATATATCAAGATATAAAAATTTTATTCTTATGACCCAGAAGGAACTATTAGAATCCGTACTTCAAGAAATTAAATACATTAAAAAAGAAATGCCTAATGGAGAACTAAAGGCATTGATTACTGACGTTAATGAAATGAAAGAAGATATGTCAGAATTAAAGTATACATTACTTAATCCTGAAGACGGAGTTATAGTAAAAACTAACTTAAATACAGCTTTCAGATCTAAATTAGAAGCAGGTGATAAAGACTTTCAAGAAAAATTAAAAGAAGTAGAAGAACTACGTAGATGGAAAGATGGTGTTAATAAAGCTTTATGGATCATATTTGCTGCTTTAGCAGGTATAATTATAAAATTAATAGTAGGAATTGACATTACTTTAAAATAATGAAGTTATCTATAGAAAAATTTAAGGACTACGTTGATGATGAGTTTAGCTTAGATCAGTTAGAAGCATTAGCTGATATAGTACAAGATAGACTTGTTACAATAAAAACTGCTATTGATAAAGCTAACTATAAACCTATCAAAGGTTTTCATAATCCTCAATATGAACAAATTATATACGAATCTTTAAGAGATTGGTTTAAAAAAGAAAAATGGGTAAGAATAACCACCTCTGGTAATATCGCAGGTCCTTGCGGTACTTCTAAAAATAAAAAAAATCCTGATAGATGTTTACCAAGAGCTAAAGCTCAATCATTAACTAAAGCTCAAAGAGCTGCAACTGCTAGAAAGAAAAAGAAAGCAGGAGCTAAAGGTAAGACTGTTGTTAAAAATACTAAAAAAGCAACTGTTAGAAAAGAAAACCTTAATAAAGTATCAGGGGGAATTCCTTACAGAATAGAAGGTAATAAAGCTATTATTTCTATGCCATTACCAGATGATGCTAAAGAACGTATTATTAAAAGAGCAAAAGAACATGGATATAACGCTAAACCCAATATGGGGGGTGGTGTTACTATTTTCAAAGAAATAGCTAATCTTCAAGTAGAAAACGTAAATAATTACGTAAATAAAATATTTGGCACAGTAGAAAAAGCTGGTCAGAAACTTTTAGATACAGTTAGTAGAGAAACTAAACAAACCATTTACGCTCTTAAAGAAATAGCAGAGATGGTAATTAAAAGAGAAAAGCCATCTCCAGCAGAACTAAAGAAAATAGTAGAGCAGTTAAAAGACTTTGGTTTTTTAGGTGCGCTAGTACTTAAAGATAAATTTTTAATATTCGCTATACTTTATTATATTATAGATAAATCTAATATAGCAGATGAATTACTTAAATTAAATGAAACTTCTGACCCTCAAGATGGAAAAGCAGCACCTTATGGATCAGGATTTAAACCAACTAAAATGACTAGAAAACAAATAGAAGAGCTAGTATGGGAAGTTGTTACTGAAAAAGACGACAGATGTACTAGAATAGCAAAACGTAAGTACGATACTTGGCCATCAGCTTATGCTTCAGGAGCAGTTGTTAGATGTAGGAGAGGTGAAATTTGGAAAGGACAAAAATAATGGCACCTAAACTAAAACCAAGTACGAAAGAATATAAAAGAGATGCAAGAGGTAAAATGACTAATCAATGGTCATGGAAGCATTATACTGTTGCTAGTACCTCTACTAAAGATCTTTTAGAGTATTATAAAAGTTCTTCTTATAAAAGAAAAAAAGAAGTAATTAAAAGAGAGTTAGAAAAAAGAAATGCCTTTATCTAAAAAATCAGACGCAGGAGATTATATTGACGATTTTAAAAAATCTAAAGCACCTCAATTCAAGGGTAAGTCTAAAAAGAAAAAACGTCAAATGGCAATAGCTGCGTACTTATCTAATAAAAATGAATTAACAAATATTATTAGAGAAGTTATTCAAGAAGCAGATCCTAAAAAAGGATCAGGTAAAAAACCAAAAGGTTCTAGTAGAAGGTTATATACTGACGAAGATCCAAAAGATACTGTATCTGTAAAATTTTCTTCAAGACAAGATATAGTTGATACTTTAAGTAAAGCATCGTTCAAAAGCAAATCACATGCAAGACAGTCTCAAATAATCAACCTCATTCATCAGAGAACTAGAGCTGCATACGGAAGGGCAAAAGACCCTAAAGTTAAAAAGAGATTAAAAACTGCATTAGACTATATTACTTCTAGAAAAGAAGCTTCAAAAAGAAAAACTAAAAGAATGCAAAATGAAAAAAAGGATATTCATAAACCTATGAATCCTGGTATTCTTAAAAAAAGGTTAGGTAAGCTTTCTTGTACTAAAGTAAGATCTGCTAGAGCAAAGTTGAAAGATAAAGGTACTACATATTATAAAGCTTTATCTCGTTACTTAAATTATCACTGTCAATGAAAATAGCTAATACAACATTACATAAAGAAGCTTGTTTTTTAGATGCTACTGAAGAGATAGATGTTCTAAAAGACCGTAACTCTGTAGACTTATTTGATCAAAATGGTTATCATTTAACTAAAGCTGAACAAGCATTTTTAGTTAGAAACGGATATGAACCAGTAGAAAGAAGACATGAAGACTGTATGAGATATGATTGGATATTGTGGGATAAAAAAGATAAAGCTCATATTAATCATTCAGATATTTTTGAAAGAAAAGGATTTAGTGATCAAGCTTTAGAACAGTTACATGCTGTAGCTGAAAGTAGTAATCCTATGCTTTATAAACTAATAAAAATGAAACCTAAATGGGGTATAGACATATCTATAGATTATGTATCCCCGGATGCAGTATTTGAAGTATTTCATTATGAATGGGATGCTTTTGAGTATGATGCAGTTATGGAGAAAAAACAGGAAATAGAGCAGTTTGTTATTCACAAAGATTGGGATGACATAGCTCAAGTTTTATGGAATAGACGAAATGAGTGGTATTATTTAGATTTTTTTGAACAAACTCAATGGAGAACTGATTTTTTCGGGTTATCCCCTGAAAAGTTCAAGAATGTTATTTGGAAAGATTAATCTATTTATAAAGAAACGTAGTACCCTCTATTGAAATATACTCATTATGATGACATTTAAGGAACTTAAAGCTAAACTTTTGACATGTGAAAAAGCTATCAAATGTTTACAAAATGGTACATACAAAGACTTATCTCCTGATGATATTAGCGATAGAAGAAAGAAATTAAATACTATCAGAGAAAATATTTTAAAAGAAATGAAAGTAGTAAAAGAAGCAGTAGAGTTTGATAACGAAAAAGACGCAGCAGACTTTGCAGATAAAAACCCAGAAACTCCAGTTAAAATAGTTAAAGAATCTTTTAGTATAGAAGAGACTAAAGCGATAGCTAAAAAAGTAGGTAAAGCAGTTGCAATGGCACTTAAGTCCGTAGGCGATGCAGTAACTTCTATGAAAGCTATTCGTGTAGAAGAAAATTCTTTTGAAATAAAAGTACTATATAAAAATGGTAGTTCCGATGAGTTTTCTTTTTATATCTCAAATGAAAAACTACATTTAGTTGATTTTAGTTTTGATAAAGAATTAATTGATGTAGGAGTTAAACCCTCTGGTGAACCTATAGTTCATGTTGACGTATTATCTAATGCTCTTATAAATCATTTTAAAGAAACAGTAGCTGAAGAATATGCAGCTGATAAATATAATGTAAATGTATTTGGATATCAAACAAAATACTATAAAATATGCCCTGGTGCTAAATCATTTATGGAAAAAGTTGTATCTGGAGATTATGGTGATGTAAATAAAGATGAAGCTATTAGGTTAGCTAAACTACATGATATACTCTTTTTATACGAAATAAAAGCTTTAAAAGACTCAGAATATGCTGCTGGCATTTTAGATAGCGCAGTTAATATAGTAGATGTTATTAAAGACCAAGTTCAGTCGATGGGTATGCCAATAGCTGATGTTGATTATTTAGATAGCCATATAGAAAAGATTAAAGATGCTGCTGAAGGCGTCGAAGAAACTAAAGGAGCTCCAAAAGGACATTATTTTACTAAGTCTGGTAATTTAGTAAAAGGTAGATTAACTCAAGCTGCTAGAGAAAAAGGAGCTAGATTAAGTGATCCAAAAGATAAACAAAGATCAAAAGTACCTCCAGTAACTCAATATAACGAAGG